CACGGTGTAAGACTATGATGCACGTTTACCTTGAAAGACACAAATAAAGTATAAACCATTATCTTCTGCTTTTACTTTATGAAATACACCATCTTCTATTAATACTATATCATTAGCTTTAACAGGCATTTCATCATCATCTAACCACATACGACCAGTGCCTTTTGTAAATAAATAAACTTCTTCTTGTCCATCATGTTTATGACCAGTTGTTTCTTTATTTGGATTTAATTTTGTTGAACTAACTACAAGATTTTTAAGAGAAATATTATCTCTAACAAGATATCTATCATCTTCCTTAACGACATAACCATCAATATGATTCATATTGAACTTCACCATGTCCACCTTTTAGCTAAATATTCTATTGCCCCAAACTTTAACTGCAAGTTTTCGTGATAAACCACGTACAAACAATTTTTTGTTTTTGGCAGCATTTAAAATTTTAGCTTCTCTTGGGTCAAGAGATTCTAACATACTGATAAATAAATTATCTGCTTTATCTCTTGATAGCGAAGGACTAATTAATTTTACATAATTTTTTGTTTCTTTATTAATTGTTGTATAAACTTCATGCAATGGAGCAGGTTTATATTCAATCTCATCAGACAAATTTAATTTTATAGTTTTATCATAGTTTAAACGCATAAGAGTTCTTAATGCTAAGCTATCATTATCTAATAAAACCTTAGCTCTACTTTCTCCATCATTTTTTCTTCCCAAGTCTGTAAAAACTTCATGTATTTCCATTAAAATTCTCCAGCATTTTCAATTAACATCTTCATTCTATTCTCTATTAAATAAGTTAAAATATTACTTCGTTTTGGATATTTGTAATTTTCATATTGGTCAATAGATTCTTTTTTAATAAACTCAGGTGTTCTATCTAAGTCTATCATTTCTCTATTACGTATGTAATTTCTAAATACCTCTTGTGGCATAACTTCTTTAAGTCTATCTTTATTATCCCACCATTCGCCTATTTTCTTTTTAGTCATAGGACTTTGTCTAACGTGATTTACCAAACAATCGTCTGGACTTAATACGTTAGGAACACCATCGCCTGAGTCACCTTTACATAGATGCTCAAATAAATACTTTATTGGATTATTATCCTTTACGATTTTATTAAACATTGGTGACCACTGAATAACGTGGCCATGTTTTTGTAATTGAATAAAATCTTTGTCTGCGGATATAATCACCACATCCTCTCCTATGAGAGGTATTGATTTATGTATAGTTAAAGCTCCAATAATATCATCTGCTTCGGCTTTATCTATTTTAATAACTGCGTATGGAAAATTATTTCGTATATCATTTAATGTTGAGTCAATTAAATCAAAAATCTCACCCCAATTATGTTTGTCTTTTTCTCTACCAGTTACTCTATTTGCTTTATATTCTGGGTATACATCTCTACGCCAAGATGGACTATCACAACATATTACTATTTTGCCATATTTACTTTCAGAATATTTTTTCCTATATAACCTTAGGTTATTCAGAATAATATGTTTAACTAAACTTTCAGAGAGTCCTTCACCTCTATTTAAAGAACCCATTATTGAACCTATTGCTAAACCATTAAAGTCAACTAATACCATATACTTCTATTATATCATAATTTACTTTGATTGTACATAGTTTTTTTTAAATTTAACCATTTTGATTTTAAATAATCTTCTGATAATTTTTTTATAGAGCCACCACCTATTTTGATAGCTATTATACCATTATAATTATTTTCTTTCATAAGTACATCTTCATCAAATTGAATTTTAGCTTCCATATAATTCGTTTGACCTCTAGTGTCACATAAACAAATTATTTCACGCTTAAAATTTTCCTTTCCATATTTATCTATATCTTCTAAAAGTCGCTTACTTGAGCCCCAATAATCCTGCCAATCTGTTTCTTTTATTCTATGTCTTTTATTCTTTCTACCTATTAAAGGTTTAAGCTTACGTTTGGTTTTGAAATATTTTCTTCCGATATAGTCATATCCATTAATGAGATTGGTAATGCGATACACATAACCAAAATAATCCCCGACCATACTAGAAGTAAAATTTTCTCCATTATATGTCCAATCGGTGTTCATCATATTCTTCTGCATCGAAGCCTCCTCGTTGAGCCCATTCAATATCAGATCCACAAAATGGACAATGAGTAGCTGGCATATCTAATTCAATAGCTTCAGTAGCAAAACCCATTTCATCTTTAACCATAACTTCAAAGGGTTCACTATTACAATTATTACATATCATAATTTTAATTCTCCTAAATTAACATGGGTCATCATCATTTCATATCCACCAATCATTTTTCCATCAATTTCTATTTGAGGAAATGTTCTTGCATTTGGAACTGCTTTAAAAAAATCTTCAGGCGTCCAAGGACTAAACTCATCTTCAATGTTTCTTTCTTCATAACTAATTCCTTTATGTAAGAGGTATGCTTTTGCCCTATCACAAATAGTACAATTGTTCTTACTCCATATAACTGCTCTCATAAACTTAATCCCTCGAATGATTTTTTATTGACATCTTGTTTAACGCCACCAACGACGTAAGATGTTATTTCTGTTTCTTGTGGTGCCACTTGGACATTTCCACCACTTATCCATTTTTCAGTCCATGGAAGTGGGTTATGCATATGTGTATGGAATGGTACAGTATAACCAAGACTTTTAATCCTTTTTGCTCCAATCCAACGTACATATTCTTTAAGGAGCTCAGCATTTAATCCTATCATTGAACCATTATCAAATAAGTAATCACACCACTCTTCTTCTTGTATTAAACTCTTTTCAAATAATTTCATTACTTGATCGTGTGTTTCATCTTTAATTTGTATAAAATCTTTATCGTCTTTGATTAAAGTCTTAATTAGATTAAGTGATGCTGACAAATGCAAGTTCTCATCTCTTGCGATTAATTTAATAATTTTTGCATTACCTTCCATTTGTTTTAATTCTGCAAATGCCCATGAACATGCAAAGCTCACATAAAATCTTATACCTTCTAATATGTATATAGAAATTAAACATAAGTATAATAATTTTTTATGTTTATATGACCCATAAGGTCCTTTATAATTAATTAGGTTATCATAATGTTCAGATATATCATTACCACATTCAAGTATTTGAGGTATAGATGCTATTTCATCAAATACTTTTGATGGATTAGGATAAACATTTCTGATTAAGTGTGTGTATGAACGAGAATGAATAGTTTCAAAGAATGCCCATGTCTCTATAAGTAATTCTAATTCAGGATTACTTGCTATGGGTAATAATGCTAGGTCAGGCGATCTGCCCTGTACTGAGTCTAAAAGGATTTGTCTCTTAAGATTTGCTGTAAAGATATGTTGTTCATTTTTTGTCAGTTTAGAAAAATCAATTTTATCTTTTGTGACATCAATCTCGTCTGGTGTCCAATAAAAGGATAACATTTTTTCGTAAAGCTTTTGAAATAATGGGTACTTGACTACATCATATCTAGCAATATCAACACCTTCATCAAAAAATAAATCTTTTTCTAAATGCCCTTTTGTATTTACTTTAAATACACTTTTTTTCATGTCTTGGGTTCATTCTCTTTAATATATGTTTTTAATTTTTCAACTTCTTTAATGTATTTTGCTCTCATAACCATATAACCTTCATCACCTGTTTCAACATATTGTCTATTGCATATGTTAATGTTATTAATATAATTCCTAATAGTATCTTGGTATGGCTCTCTAAACTGTAAAACTTTCCCCACAGCCACACCTTGCCCTTTCCTTTGGATTATAGAATTCAAAGCCTTCGTTAAGACCTTTTTTCCTGTGGTCTATCTCTGCGCCTTCTACATATACCTGGCTTTTCTTATCAATAATAACAGGAATACCTCTAACCATAAACTTATCATCTTGGTCAGTTTCCATTATGTTATATTCTAAGTGGTATGCCATACCTGAACAACCGGTGCCTTTCACTAAGACCCTAAGTTGCATAGCGCCAGTGATTAAGGTTTCTAATTTTTCTAGAGCTTTATCGGTTAAGGTAATCATGGTAATATATATAAGACAAAAAAGGTACCGGAGTATTGGATAATAAGGAACTCCGGTGGAAACCCCAGTTAGCTATTAAGCAGCTAACAAGTAATCGTTTTTGCCGATTAAATTTTTCATTTTAAAGTCTTTGTTGACTGACGAGTTATTGAGCGGATCTGCTACCTAATCGAAGCCTAGGTCTCCCCCATTAAATGGTACCCGTGACACATGTGCCTTATACCATTTGGTGGAGGAGGCTGGAATTGAACCAGCGTGTTAAGTGCTCCTACCCTCACCTTTACGTCGTTATTCACTTCATTTTTGAATGAATGTTATTTATGCATCATCAGATGAGAGTAACTTCCACAAAATTCCTGCAGCGATTAATCCCACTAGACCAGCGTCTCCTAGCTGATGAACTATGCCGATAATAGTACCAATGACGTCACCGCCAAGGAAAGGTACACTACCGCCAAAGACTACCTGTAAAACGATAGCCAAGCTAATTAGTGAAATACCAATAGCCGTCGCAGCTGCTACGCCGCTTGTGATTTTATCTAACATATATTCTCCTATGTCGTTTTAAAAAATAGTTTAGCCTTGTTTCGAAGGTACCACATCCTTAATATTTAAGGAATTCTTTAAATTCTATATTATATATATGCTTCTACCATGTCTGCTTGAAGTTTATATTGTTTATTATTTTCGAGACATGTCACTGACACAGGGTACTTAGGTCGTCTAGTTACATAATTTGTAATTTTAACTTTGCCTAGCTGAGGTATATTTATAATATCTCCTATTTTTGCGCCAGTCATTTGATAACAATATTCTGATTCAAATGTTTGTTTCC